GACAATATCTTTTTGCACCGAATTTAATCTTTCCTCATACGATTTGTCAGCAACTTTAAACTCTCTTTTTCCTAGTTTTACTTTATTACTGGTTTTTTCTTTTCTTTGTCTCGTTTCTCTAGATCTCGGTCCCGCACCTTTACCTAACATCCTTTGTCTCATTTCGTAATAAGACTCCATTCTTTTTTCACCAGTAACAGGGTCTGTAATTTCTTGTCTTACTCTATCAGCATATTTCTTTTTACGCCCTTCTTCTAATGCATGCATATAAGATTCGAATAAAAATTGATTGTCCCTGTCTTTCATTTATTATATTTAATATATGTGTGCAATATTTGGTACAAAAAATAGAGAACAATTTGATTCATTATATGATTTAAATCATAAACGCGGTGGATTTGCGTTTAGTGTGGTTTTTAGGAACAAAGACGGTAAGTTCATAACTACTAAGGGTCGGGAATATATTAAACCACTAAGTAATGCAAAGTATATTCTAGCCCATGATCAAGCCCCTACTTCTTCAGTTCGTTTGTATGATCACCATACTTCACACCCGTTTGTTTGTGGTGATTGGGTTGTAGCTCATAATGGTGTATTAACTAATCATAAGGAGCTGTTAAAAGAACATAATTGTGATGTTGACAGTAGTTATATACCCGCTCTTCTCGATAAGGAGACTAAAGGAGAAGTAACTTCTATTGAAAATGTATGTAGTTTATTAGAAGGTACATTTGCTTGTTGGATAATTAATAAATCAAGTGGTAACATTTACTTAGTTAAACAAGGTAGCACATTATTTTATGACGGTGTTACATTTTCATCAGTAAAATTTTCCGATTGCCATACATTGAGAGATGGCGTTGTTTATCTTGTTGAAGATACAATTACCCCAATTGGTAAGTTTAAAAGTAATAATCCTTTTGCATTGATATAGCTAGCTACTTCATAAAATATTTTATATGAAAAGAGCACTCGTATGCGGTGGAGGTGGCTTTATTGGAAGTCACCTCGTTTCCCGTCTTAAAGAAGAAGGGTACTGGGTTAGAGCAGTAGACCTTAAAGAACCAGAATTTTCAACAACTAAAGCTGATGAATTTATAGGTGGTGATTTAACCGACTATAACTTTGTTCGTGAGGTAGTAGCTACCGGCGATTATTTTCATAAACCGCCTACACAATATAGGGAACAGTTTGATGAAATTTACCAACTAGCTGCAGACATGGGGGGAGCTGGTTATATTTTTACTGGAGAAAACGATGCTAATGTTATGCAGAACTCAGCATCTATTAACTTAAATATTCTTAAGGCAGTAGATGAATTGAATCGATTTGTTCAATCAGATTGGTATCACAATGCACGTTTAGGGCATACCCCTTATGAACCTATTAATACTAAGATATTTTACAGTAGCTCAGCGTGTATGTACCCTGAACATAACCAATTAGATCCGGAGAACCCTAACTGTGAAGAAAGTTCTGCATACCCGGCCAACCCAGACAGCGAATATGGGTGGGAAAAGCTATTTAGCGAAAGGTTATACCTTGCTTATAATCGGAATAAGGGTATACCCGTACGTATTGCACGTTTTCACAACATTTTCGGACCTGAAGGAACATGGAAAGGTGGAAGAGAAAAAGCCCCAGCAGCATTATGTAGAAAGTTTGCAGAAGCCCAGTCGGAAGACACCGTAGAAGTGTGGGGAGATGGAGAACAAACCCGGTCTTTCTTATATGTAAGTGAGTGTGTTGAAGGTATCCGGCGTTTAATGGAGTCGGATTTCATAGGACCAGTTAATATTGGTTCAGATGAAATGGTAACTATTAACACAATGGTTAAATACCTCAAATCCATTAGTGGTAAATCACTTAAATCTGTACATAAGTTAGATGCCCCCACCGGTGTTAGGGGAAGAAATAGTGATAATAAACTTATCCAAGAAAAGCTTGGCTGGTCTCCTAATTTTACTTTAAAAGATGGGTTACAACTAACTTATAAATGGATTAACGAACAAGTAAATCTTGATAAGCAATAGTTTTAATATAATATTGTCTACGTGATGAGTAGACAGAAACTAGATTTAGACTTTTTCGAAAGAATCGTGGCGTATAAGAGCCTTACTGATGATCGGTATCTAGCATCAGTAGTAGATCATATACAGCCACGATTTTTTTCTGATAAAAACATCAAAAACGTATTTCTTATTATTAAAGCATTTTTTAATAAAAGATTTACAGTACCTACCAAAACAGAAATACTATCATTTTGCAGTACCCCAGAACTTAAAGAATCTTTTAAAGATGTTCTTAATAAAATTAAAGATATAGATAAAAAAGTTAATAACGACGAACTATACCATAATACGGAACGATTTCTTAAAGAGAAATCAGTTTATTATACCATGACTGATGTTGCTGATGAATGTTCTAAAGGTAACATAGATCCTGCTTCTATTTTTGATAAGTTTGAAAAGTGTTGTAGTATTAATTTGTCAGTAGATACTGGTTTTGACTTCTTACGTTCATATTCTCGACTTGTTGAGGATTTAAAAGTAGAAGAACCTACCATACCATCTGGGTGGCAATGGTTAGATAATAAGCTTGACGGTGGGTTTTTACAAAACGGTAGATCTATTTACATATTTGCTGGTGAAACTAACGTGGGTAAGTCAATTGTTTTAGGTAATATAGCATGTAATATAGCTAAACAGGGTAAAACGGTTCTTTTGATTAGTCTTGAAATGTCTGAAATGGTGTACGCTAAAAGATTAGCTGGTAACTTAACAGGTATTGAAATTAATAACCTTAGATATGAGTTACCACAACTAGAAGATAAGTTACAATCATTTGTTACTAATAACCCTACTAGTAGATTGTTGATTAAAGAGTTTCCACCTAGTACTATAACTCCTTCCCAATTAGGTGCTTTTATTAAAAAGATTGAACAAAATGGGGTTGAAATAGATGCTATTGTTCTTGATTATGTTAACTTAATGCATTCACCAATAGGTAATAATAGTTATGAAAGAGTTAAAATAGCAACAGAACAAGTAAGAGCCTTATCTTATCAGTTTAATTGCCCTATAATTACTGCAACTCAGTTAAATCGTACTGGTTATGATAAAACAGACCCTGATCTCAAAACTATAGGCGAAAGCATGGGGTTAGCGATGGGTGCAGATGCTATCTTTTCCGTATTTCAAAACGAAGAAGACAGGGACTTAGATATTATTAGAATGGGTGTTATGAAAAATCGTTTTGGTCCTAATCATGGTTCGAGTGAGTTTAATATTCATTACCCTACTCTTACTATAACAGATGGTGGTATAGATGAAATTGAGTCAACTAGTGGAGATATTATATCATCTATGTCAGCTAAAGGTAAATAGTTGAAGATTATGTTGGTTTTATTAATTATTCTTAATGTCTGGTAAAAATTACGTATTCACAGACTGTGATTTAGATGGGGTAGGTAGTTACTTGGTTAGTAAATGGCTAATTAACGACCTACCCTATAAGGTATCATCTCATAACAATTTTAGGAATGATTTTTTAACATGGGTAGGTAATAATAAGTTATCTGATTATGATACTATATACATTTTTGATATAAATGTTTCTAATCATAGTGATATACTTGATCATGATAATGTTGTTATTATTGATCACCATAACGGTAAAGACGGTTACGTAAATTTTGTCAAAGCTAAGTTAATTCTTGATCAAGATTATTCTTCAACTACTAAATTAGTGCTTAAAACCTTTTTACAACAGGATAAGTCACTTACATCAAAACTTACACCATCTAAAGCTAAATTAATTACTCTAATTGATGATTACGATAGTTATGTTCTTAAACACCCTGAAAGTATTGGTTTGAATACAGTATTATGGAGCTATACAGGTGATAGGATTGATAAATTTATAACAGAATTTGATAACGGTTTTACCACATTTAGTAATTATCAGTTGAATATGATTTCAATTGCTAAAAAGAAAATAAATGAAGCTGTTAATACATCAGATGTGTTTACTGTTACGTTACCGGTTGATGGAAAAAATAGAAAAATTATTAGTATACAATGTGACCACAACATAAATGAGGTAGCATCATCATTAATTTCACTTTATAACGCAGATATTTGTTTAGTTGTTAATTTAAAGTCAAAAGGAGTTAGTTTAAGGAAAAGTACTAAATGTGACGTAAATTTGAGTAAGTTAGCTGAAAAAATTTGCGACGGGGGTGGTCATTATGATTCAGCTGGGGGTACTATAACTGATAAATTTTTAATGTTGAGCAAAATGTTTAAAAAAATATGAAATTTAAGAATACTAATCCAATTGAATATGCTCAGCTTAAAGAAACAACACATATTTTTATGGGTTTATGTTCATTTGTATCAATTGTAAACAATAAAAAAATTAATTTACCTAATATTTTTATACTAATACTAAAGAATAAAAAATTAAGAGATTTTTATAAGTTATTGCTAGATATTGAAACTGATTTTGAGTTAGTTAAAATGTTTTTATACTTTGAACCTTCACTTTATAAAAGCAAGTATATCATGAAATATATTAATAGTAAAAGAAAAAACTTGATAATATAGTTTTTTTGTTATCATTTATAGATGACTGATTTTGAAAAGTTAATTTATAATAAACATCTTGCCGAGACAAGATCAAATCAAAATAAACCTTTCAAATTAAGACAGAATTTTGATAATATTGATGAATCAACTAGATTATATCTAACAAAGCTTTCTAACTTCTTTAAAAAACATAAAAATATAAACATAAATACGTTTTTTAAAGCACCTTACAAAATTTATAAAGATAAACCTCATCTTGGTTTAGATTTTTATCTTGGAATGAAGGCTATTAAGTTATATAGAGAGTATATTAACAAGTTAAATAGACAATCCCCCGATTCTGTAGATGCAAAAAAAAGTTTTAAACAATCTGTAGCCTTTGTAATTAACTTCTGTAAAGAAAAAAATATTAAATTTACTGAATACGTTAATTTTAAGGAAGAAATTTCAATGAATGCTTTTTTTGAACATTTAAAACACGGAAAAATTACTTTATATTTTCTTTTTATGTTTCCTCAATTTGAATCTGAATTGAAAAATATTGATGTTGAATTAAGACGACATATATTAGGTGAAATATATGATGATATTCCTAAAATGAGAGTAAAATTTTACAATTGTAATCAAGAAACTAAGGATGTCTTCAAAAAGATCTTCGAGATGACAAAAAAAGTTTTAGAATAATATGAAAAATAAAATAGTTGTTGTAAGCGGTTACTTTGACCCGGTTCATGTAGGTCATATTGAACTTTTAGAACGGGCAAAGTCGTTAGGAAAAAAATTAATTGTAATTGTTAATAATGATAAACAAGCAGAACTTAAAAAAGGTAAATCATTTATGTGTCAAGAAGATAGATGTATTATTATGCAATCTATGTATCTAGTTGATGAAGTTTTTCTTTCTATTGATGACGACAATACTGTTTGTAAATCATTAGAAGCAATAAAACCACACATTTTTGCTAACGGTGGTGATAGATATTCAGATGAAATTCCGGAAGCAGCTGTTTGCAAAAAGTACAACATAAAGATTGTTGATGGTTTAGGTAAAAAAGTAAGAAGTAGTAGTGAGCTTATAAAAAATGCTGGACAAAAATCAGATTAATTATATTATGATTTTAGGTAATCGGAATTACCTACACGAAAAAAATAAAATAAACTAAAAAACTAAAAATAAACTAAATTATGACAGATATAACATCAATGTTCGATAGTATTAAAAATTCAATGGAAAAACAAACTGGTCAGACACAAAGGGGTCAGTTTCTAAAGACAGAAGTAGGTAACACGTACACGGTAAGGTTAGTACCCAACACTAGTGACCCAGCTAAAACGTTTTTTCATTACTACACCCACGGTTGGACGTCATTTGCAACTGGTCAATATATCAATCAGATTAGCCCACAAACGTGGGGTGAACGTGATCCAATTGGAGAAGCTAGATATAAACTTCAAAAAACGGGTACTGAAGAGGAAAAGTCTAAGGCATCAACTATTCTTCGTCGTGAAAACTGGATGGTTAACGTATATGTCGTAAATGACCCGGTTAACCCTGATAATAACGGTACGATTAAGTTGCTTCGCTTTGGTAGGCAGCTACATAAGATTATTATGGATGCTATGCAAGGAGAAGAGGCTGAAGATTTCGGTCCTCGCATCTTTGACGTTGCTAACGGTTGTGATTTTCGTATCAAAGTTGAAAAACAAGGTGATTACCCAACATATGTTTCGTCTAAATTCGGCATGCCTAAGTCACTTAGCACTGATTATGACGGTGGTGTTGACGCAATTCATAAGGATGCGTTTGATCTAGAAACGGTTTTTACCGTAAAGTCTTATGATGAGCTAAAAGAGTTGTTGAACGAGCATTTTTATTGTGTAAGTAATGATGAATCTAGTACAACAACGTCTTCAGTAGAAAGTATTGCAGCATCAGTTACTACTGCTGCAGCTCAATATGGTCAAACAAAACTTGCAACTGAACCAACAGAAAAAGTTTCAAGTGAAGCGGACAATAATAGTGATATTGAAGATCTTTTGGCTAGTTTAGAGAACGTATAATGAATAATCAAGAACGTACGCCAGTGAATCACGAAGCTATAAATGTAAATTCGATTAAATCGGATCCTTATGATGATGCACTGGCGTTTCGTTCTCTTTTAGGAGCAGTACATAATGAATTTAACCATATGGTTAATAACAATATGGTATCTGAATCTAATACTTTAAAAAAGATAAACGGAAAACAAATTTTAGAAAAAGGTATAAAAGAATTAATGGGTAAACAAACACCTGTTAGTCAAATTCCAAAAAATATTGATCAACAACTAGCCCAACCAATAGCCCCTCAACCTTCTCCTAATGTAAGCGTTGTACCTCAACCAATACCCGCTGCAGAAATAAATGTTGACCCTAATCAACTAGAGCTTAATTTTGATAATTCAGCTACAGCTCAAAAAATTTACGATAAAATTGAAGATATCGAGATAAAACTTAATAAAATTTTAAATTTATTATCTAATAAAAATACACGAAACAAAAAATAATTGTATATCATAGGATAGTTAGTATAATATGGTATGATTATTAAACTTAAAGATAAAAATAGTTTTATTAACAATTTTTTGAGGCCTATCAGTTCGATGTCTGATAATGTTGTTATTAAAAGCGTTAATAACAAACTTTTATGTCTTAGCAATAACGAACAAGGTTTAATACTATGTGCAACATATAATATATCTTTAGAAGATACAATCCAACTTAATATACCTAATGTAAAACGTCTTGAAAAGGTTATATCATTTATTAATACAACTGAAATTGATTTGCAATATAGGTCTAACGCTTTATCCTATAAGGATAAAAATATTAGATTTAAGTATCATTTTTTGGATGACAATATCATTCAAACACCTAAGTTAAGTCTTAATAAAATTAATAGTATTGAACATGATATTGAATTTACTATTGATAATTCAAAAATTACTGAGTTATCTAAAGGAGCAGCATTTGTTTCTGAATCAGAAAAATTATATTTCAACATTAGCGATGATGGTATTTACGGTGAAATCACAGATAAAACAAATTCATCAGTTGATAGTTATTCTATTTTACTAAATGAACAAAATATTGGTAAAGAAATATCATTTCCGGTACATTTTGATATTGTAAGGTTGTTGTCCAATAGTAATTCTACTAATGAAATTAATGTTAAAATTAATACAACCCAAGGGTTATGTATTTTTACTGTTGAAAATGACGATTCAGTATTAAAATATATTGTACCTGGTCTTCAATCATGAACAAAATTCATACATTAGGTTATTTTAAAAAAAGATTAAAGGATAATGGTTTTATAGTATTGGATCTGTTTAAAAACTATTCTAATAAAGATAAACGTAAATGGTCAATTATAATCAACCCAGGTCAAGAGAGTATCCACTGTGTGTGTATGATAACTAATGATTTTAAAGACCCGGTTTTTGAATTTTCCGATAACGGTGTAAAAATAAAACAAAAACATTTTCTTTTAGTAACGTCATCAATGGAAGTTATTATTCAAAAACTTTTAGTAGATTGGAAAATTTTAAATAATAATGTAAATTCACCGTATTACAAGAATAAAAATATTGAAAAATAGCAGATATTAATAATATATATTATGACAAAAAAAATCATCGATGTTTCTCCAGTAGAAGAAGTTGTTAAGGAAAATAATAAACAATACGTTCTTGTTTTAGGAAAAGGTTACGTAGGATCTAATCTTTCTGATTTTTTAGCTCAAGACAGTGATAATTTAGAGGTGCATAGTGTATCTAGAGATCAACTTAATTATGCAGACAAAGATGAACTTTATAAATTTTTAGTTGAATATCAGAATCAAGGCATCAAATTTGACGTAGTCGTAAATGCAGTAGGTTATACAGGTGAAACAAATGTAGATGACGCAGAAACAAATAAAGAACTTTGTTTTCTTTTGAATACGGTATTTCCCATTACTCTAGCAGCAACTATTCAAAAATATAACGATAATTTTAAAGAAGATGTTGTAACTAGAGTTATTAATATTTCATCTGGATGTATTTTTGATGGTAAACCTAAGGATAAAGAAGAATGGGATGAACTGGATATACCAAATTTTGGTATGTTTGATGACAATTCATCTTTTTATAGTAAAACTAAGCATGCTTCAGAACTAATGACCAGTATGTCGTTTGATAATGTAATTAATTTGCGAGTAAGGATGCCTATTAGTGATATTAACAG